GCACCCTTTATCTTCATAAAACACCCACATTTTTTACATTGAGCAACTGACTTGCGAAAATGGTTGCATTTCTTACAAATCTCCATTCGCTCGTTATATACCTTATTGCTTGTCTTTAACTTCATTCTTTATATAGTTTCTTACGTTCTTGATGGTGTTAAATATAGACGTTGTACTTATGCTTGTGGATTCTGATAGACTTCTTATTGAGTGATCGGACTCGTAGTAAACCTTAAACAATGTCTTGTCGTAAAAATGTAGGTCTTTCATTGCATCCTCTACCATTTGCAGACGTTCCTCAAATAGTATCTTATCTTGGATTGCCTCTTCGGTATTGTCGTGAGCTAAATCGTTGACTATTGCGTTGGCATCTTTAAGGTAGGAATGATGTTTCTTTTTAAATGGTGATGTGCTTCTAAGATATTGGTTGAGCATTACCCTTGCAACCCAATAGTTGAGATGACCATTATCGTAGATTGTTTGTAGCTTCTCCTGGTCGTATTCTAACATTATAACATAGACCTCTTGTGTTAGGTCTTGTGCATCTATGTCGTTACCCTTTGTAATCTTTAAGGCAATGTCATGTACTTTATCGTACTCCTTGCCTAGCAAATACTTTAATTCGCTCATATCTTCTGTTTAGAGCCTTTTGCCCTATGTTGATTTTGTGATATATATATAAATAGCGTTCTATGACTTTTATTCCTTTACCTCTGCGTATCGCTTTGAGAATGATTCTATTTATTAATCCTTTTTGTATCATAAGTAAAAAAAAGGTGGAATAAAGATTTCTCTCTACCCCACCTCAAAACTAACTATGTGAAAACCTTACATTGCTAATATACTTTATTTCTTAGCATTTTGTTCTCTTGTTAATAACTCCAATATTTTCTCTAGATAAACTGCTAAATCCATGGCCTCCTCTTGTGCGTGTTTTATCCAGTCAGCAGTAGATAAATCTGTTCTATCCATTGTAGTACCGTATTTCTTTTCACCTACCTCTGCTCTGTCTAGTATCTTTAGACATACTCTGTTTTCTACACTACTCACGAGCCACAATTTTCACAATCTGGATTATCTACTGAACAAGCATCTGGTTGCTCTCTATCGCTCATATCGTTTAGCCACGCATCCCATGTAGTATCTACGTCTGTTTCTCTTTCTTTGCTCATTTGTTTAGTTTTAAAGTTTAGCAGTAGGGGAACGATTCGAACGTTCATAGAGGCATTTCTGCTTTCTCTACCTCCGAGACAAGGAGGCGTGTCTGCCAGTTCCACCACCCTACTTCGTAGTAAAGTACATACCTAATATGTACGTTATTGGTAATAATATTGCGACTGCGTAAATGTAATTTTCTGCCATAGCTATAAATAGATTAAAGTTAGTTTTGTTTAAGTTGGGGAGTTCCCACGCTCCCCCTCTCAATCGCTGATTTATAAATCCTATTAAGATTTAAAATAGTTGCAGCACTCTAGTAGCTTACTCACTTACTTCCCAAGCCTATCGGCTGGAAAATGTCTTAGCATCATATCCGTATCAACTTTTTGCTCTTCTGGTCTTTCGTTTCCAGACCAATCGCACCTACCTTTTATAAATACATTTCTTAACTCTTGTATTATTAGGTCTTTATGCTCGTGGTTTGATGCCTCCAATTCTTTTAATCTACTCTTATATACTTTCATAAGCAAATCTAAATTCTCTGCTCTGTCTATATAATGGTCTACTAAAATCTTTACGTGACCAACTGGAAACTCACCTCTAGAATCTAAATAAGTTTTGCAGCTTGTATCAATCTTTACTTCCATAGTTTTAGTTTTAGTTTTGTCAAATATAAAAAAATTATTCTAAATTGTAGTAATCATCAATACATTTTTTAGCATCATCGAAGCCAGTACATACCTTTGCCATATACCCTCGATCGTTTAATCTCTTAATCCAGTTCTTCTGCTTTTGACTTGCGTAATTACCTTTAACCTTTAACTCTATCGCTAGACCATGATACCCACCTCTAGCATCGTAGCAAAATACATCTGGGAATCCAGCTACATATCCAGTCCTTTTGGCTTTCATTCTTTGAGAGTGATATTTTTGATATTGACCACCTAGAGAAGAACAGTATAATGCTTTCTTATCCAACCGTAGGTATGTTATTACTGCCGTTTGCAGTTTGTCCTCTAATGCTTTCAATTCTGTTGCTTTATTACTTGGTAAAAATCTGCATCCAGTTCTCGTATTTCTTTTTGTATGTCTGTCCAAGCCTTATTGAATTCTGATTTGGTTCTCAGGTCATGCTTACTCTTTGTTCCAAAGTTCGCTACGTTCCTTGCATTTTGTTCCAGTAGCTTGTCAATCTTTTTGCGTGTTCGCTTGTCTGTGTTGTACTTCATAATAATTTATTTGCTTCCGTTCTTAAATCAAAGTTTTCTTTTCTCCATTTACTAAAGTATGTCATTAATGTTTTTTCTCTACACATTATTACTGGATGAAATTTCTTACGCTCGTTATGTACAAATTTCTTCTTTTGTTTTATCTCCTCTTGTATCTCATCCCACAACTTCTCTTTCTCTTTTAAAGTTAAGGAAATTAACCCCACACTTTCACACCAGTTAAAAACTTGGCTTACTCCTTGGAACTTAAACTTCTCTCCAGCAACATACTGCTCGTATATCTCAATCAAACATAACTCAACAAACTCCCTTAGAACCTCCTTACGGTCGATTTGCTGGCACTTCTGTTCTATCTGCACCCTTTCGCTTTCTTGAGATGATTCGATGCGTACTGCGTTAGATTTTAGCTTCTGTTTATTTAGCCAATTAAACCACGTTCTTGGATTGATAGCCATTTGGTCAGCTTCCCTTACACCATTGTGAAACGCTTTTGTAACGTCTTGAGTTGTAAGCCTATGGAATTTATCGTTCAAATCATTCATAAGGATATTAGCTAATATTTTTCTATCCTCTTCGGCTCTGTTTTGACTCATCTCAAACAATGCTTTGTTGATAGTTACGAAACAAAAGTTTAGTAAATCCTCGCTTGGCTCTTTTCCTATCATGATATTTGCTTTTGAGTATTAATACTGAATCCATATTGAGATGCTAAACCTTGCTTTTGCTTTGGCTTGTAATTTCTCATCCAACGATTGGCTGCCAACTTCCATTTCTTCATTTTGTTCCTGCCTTGTTTCCAACCGTTGTTTTCATAATACTCAAAGAAATTAATTGCCTCTGACAAATCAAAATTTTTCTCTAAAAAATAATTATTGACCTCATCGAGCGAAGAGGGTTTACCCTCTATATTATTATTACTTGTAGTATTAATACTTGTAGTATTATCTTTAACAATTTTGTTAATAGGGTGTTTAACTTTTTTGTTAATACCCCCCAAATCATTCTGGTTTACCCTATTAACATTTTTGTTAATGGTTATAATTCGTTTTTCAATCTGCTTAGTGTTAGCTACATATTTCATTGTAATTGATATGTAACCCTTTTTAGCGAGTTGATTTATAAGCCTTGAAATTGTTATAGGGCTTACGTCATATAGTTCTGCAAAGTAGCCATTTGACGCCCAGCATTTGCCGTTCTTGTTTGTAAGGCAAGTTATCTCTGAATAAAGTAGCTTTGCGTTCGGTGTAAGTTCTTTGTCATATCGAACTTCAGCCGTAAGGATTGAGTAATAGTTAGGTTGTTCCATAGTTTAGTTTTTTACAAATATAGAAAAAAAGAAATGGAGGCTATAAAACCTCCAAATCAAGTTTATCAATTAGAACGGCAAGTTCTCTTTTTGCTCTTGCTCGTTTCCCTCTGCAACCTCTGTATCGTTGTTGCTAATTGCGTAACATCTGATAGAAACAAAATGTCTGTCTTTCCATTCTCTTCCGTTAATGTTAATATTGAAAGTTTTAGTTTCACCAACTTGTAACTTAGATGCTAAATCTATTTTCTGGTTTATAAACTCTATTGGAATTATCGCATCAAATTTAGTGTCTTGCTCAACAAGAACAATCTGCTTTTGAAATTTATCACTAATAACTTCAACGTCTTTGATGCTTACCACTTTTCCTTTTAATTGCATAACTGATTTAGATTTTTTGTTAATAATTTACTTGTTCTCTCTATTGATTGGATTCTCCTTTTGTACGTAATAATTTTCTCTTTTTGATTAGCTATAATTACGTGCAAATCTGCTAGGCTTTGCTGGTACTTTTCAACCAGTTCTTTATCAACGATACTACCCTCGTCATCTAAGCCCATTTTATATCGTATATTATCAAATGTTTCTTGATAGTAGTTATATGTATTGTAATTGTATTCGTGCTTTTTAAGGCTATGTATTACGGCAGCATGGTCGCGATTAAACAAATCTCCTATATACTGCTGAGTAAATCCATTATCTCGTAAAATTCTGTATGCCATACTTCGAGCCTCAACTAAAAATCTAGTACGGTCTTTTGTTCTTAGCCTCTTCATTGATGTTCGGTTTTCAAAAGCTACTAACTCTAAAAACTCTTCTAAATTATCTTCTGTTATTTTCATAGTAATGATATTAGTTTTATGATGCTAATATTTGCATCAGTTGAAATAGTTTTGATTTGCTTAAATGTAATACATTTTTCATCTGCCAACAAACGCATTAATGTAGGTTGCGATATTTGTAGCTTATTACTAATTGTACTTTTTGTTTTGTACGTTTCAAGCAATACGTCTTGCAGCTTTGTTTTGGGTTGCCACCCTCTCCCTTTCTCGTTCATATTATTTTCGTTTAAAATCATCAGCTTCATCTTCTCCGAAATGACCTAACTCATAGAATCCGGTCAGCTTTAATACTGCTCTACTCATTGCACGTTTTTCTGCCATTGCAACTGGATAAGCGTTTGATGTATTTGCTGGGCTTGATTCTCCATAAGTCTGAATTACCTTATCCCCACATTGAGCCGTTGCTTTTATAATAATACATTTGTTATCTGGTGAGTTGTGAGATAATTCGTAGTCAATTACGATATTGTTGTTGGCTTGTATTTTATCAATCCCAGCACGTGAGATAATCGTATAAAACTTATGCTTAAATACATCGTCTTTAGTTAAGCCATTCTTAACATACAATTCGTTTAGTTTACTTGCTTCCATTGGTCGGTTTGTTTAGGTAGTTAAATTCGCTTATCGTTGCGTTTAAAGGTGAACGAGTACCTTGTTTCCATTCTTCTACGTAGTTAGCACATTCATCGTAATGAGCATTGTATTGCATCTCCAACATTTGCTCTCTGTCAATTTGTTGCTCTCTAGTACCTAGTAATAATTCTTTTAGCTTTCCCATTATTCGTCTATTCTATAAGCAACAATGTGCCAGTTAGTACCATAAGCAATTCGGTATTCGCTTACTAAATACTCTTTATTTTTTTCTCCGTAGACTATTTCAATGTCTTCGTAATTACCTCCATTGTAACTACCTACAATTTGAAAGGTGGGTGTTTGTGTCTGTGTCATAGTTAGTTTATTAAGGAGGGGTTGCCCCCTCCGTTAGTTTATTTTATCTTATTAATTTGTTTTTCAGCTTCAGCAATTAATCTTTTTGCAGTTTTCTCTCCACATCCAGAAACATCCTCTATTTCTCCGTCTAAAGAAACAAATATTTCTATGTCGCAATCGAATGTGTAATCAAATCCATAAACTTCGTTTCTAAATAATCTCGGTGTTTTGTCAAAAAATTCCATAATGTTCAGTTTTAGTTGTTTTGTTTTGTTTTGTTTCAACAAATATAAAAAAGATTTTTAGAATAACAACAATAATAAGCAAAAAAAAAGCACCTAATTTCTTAGATGCTTAGTTTTCAATGTATTAGATACTAAAAAAAGTGTGTAAGCCTTGCGACTTGACCATTATCATATTCGTGTATAAAGCCCTCAACGGCTTTTGGTGAGCCAGTAAACCCTTTGCGATTGTGCCATGAATCAGCTGCACTTGGGCTTCTTAGGTATTCAACCGTAACCCCTATAAAATCTTTGGCATCTCTCCACTTGTGCTTTACCTTGTGGTGTAAGTGGTGTAAATACCAGTATCTATATTTAGTATCTGCCCATTCTTGTGGCTTCTCTTGTGCCATTAACAAGGGTAGGTTATCCATCTTAGCACCATCACCATGCTCAAGACCGATCAAGTTCTTGCCGTATCTATAATACTTACGATGATTAACCGTTGCATCTACACTTACATCGTCAGCTTTCCTAAACCAACTCTTTAAAGCATGAGCCAAATGGAATCCAGATTGATAGTCATGGTTGCTCATTGAATGTACGCAATCAACTGGTGCAATCTGCCGAAGCATCTCCACACATTTGACATATAACTGCAAAGCTACCTCGTAATGTTCCCACCATTTGCCATCGCAGTCTTGTGGCGTTCCTTTTGTTGTTGTGTTATATACATTATCAATATGCAAAACATCGTTTCCTATACAGAATAAAACCCTATCAATAGTAAACCCTTTAGATTTTGCGATGATGCCCTCAATACCCTTTAAAACTCGTGAAACTGCAATAGGGATATTGTAGTCCTCGCCAGTTTCTTCGGAGTTAGCGTATTTACCAATATGTATGTCTGCTGGATTGATAACTAATAGGTGTCTACCAGCAACGTGGTCAATCTTTGGGTATATAGGTGCGTGTTCGGATATGAATTTACCCACTCTTTTGAGTAGGTCGTTCTCACTAAATCCTTGCCCCTCTTTTGTAACGACAGAAAAACGCAACTCACCGTTCATATTCTGCCAATGTTTGACAGATACAACGTCTTTCTTATCAATACCTCTATCCTTTAGATGTAAATCTAGGGCAGTATTGTCGTTAATGTTGTCTAAGGTTTTTGCTCGGTGTTGCTTAATTAACTCAAATTCGTGAGCCTTTAAGCGTATTCGATTGTTAGCCATAATTATTGATTTGGTTACGGCTTCAATATAGTTATTTTTTTTCGAATACTGAGAAGCATAAAGGTAGTATGGAAATTAATGCTAACAATAAGGTGTTAATATCTAAGCCGTTAGCATCTATTTGCGTAACGCAAGCAATAGCTAGCACACCAGATACAGTCCTTTTACTGCTCCATTTCCCCTTATTGTCTTTAAGCATATCTGGTATGATAGCGAAAAGTCCTTTGGCTAGTACCGATGATATTGGCATTACTTTGTCTTTTTATCTTTAATAAAATAGCTTACTAAATCGTCCAAATATCCAAACATTTTGTTGTCCTTTTCCGTAGGAGTTACGTTTGCAATAACTTTAAAAAATGCCATTGCTCCGATCAGCAACTCAGCCCAGTTTGATTTTAAAATCTCAATCATAATATGTATTTATTTCAATGAAAAAAAAAGGTAAATATAAACAATGCTGATACCCAGCTTCGTATTTAGATGTCCATATACCGACAAGTATTCCAGTATATGTACCTATGCTCAAATCCCAACCAGTCATATTAATAAGTCCAAATTACACAATCCGTAAGTTCTTCGTCTACATCAGCGTGTATAAAATTACTGGCAATACCTATCCTGGTGAAACCAGCATCTAATAACGCTTGTACTATTTTAAATCTATGGTATGAATTTTCACAATGCAAGTCTACTGCATTTCCTCTCAAATGAGCTGACTTTTTAGAGCCTCCTACTTTCATGTTTGTTTCCTTATCTCTGTACGAAGAGGTTATAAAAAAAGGTACATCAGCTATGCCACGTGCTAAATCCAAACGCTTTATAAGTTCTGGATTCATTAAGTCGTAACAATCTACTCCGTTGCACTTAAATTCGCTCTCTGAAAAGTATTTCATTTCTTAATTATCTTTTGCAAATTGAATATCAACGCAGTAATCAAAACCAACGTAGTTAAGACTGCATCCAAATCAGTAAAGGTAATCCCCAAAGCTGCGATATTTATACTATTAACTTCTAATAACTCGCTTCTCATCTTTTAATTTCTTTAAAAATACCTTTAGCTTCTTTATATTATTTTGCTTCGGCTTATATCTCATAATTTAATACCAGTATAATACGCGTTTGATATTGGGTTCAAATCAGCACCAGTATTTTGGCTATACTCTGGGAATGAACTGCTATCGTTACATAAATACTCTACGATTCTCTGCCCGTAAAACTCTGCTGAATCTCTCTCTTTTTGTACTAAGTAATCTACATCTTGACGAGTTGCTGCCGTTCCGTTCTCGCTATTCTTTTGCGTAATGCTTCCGTTCTTAATCTGGAACGATATAAAAGGCAAAGCCTCTACTAGAGCGTAGTGAATTATTGCATCTTGTACATAGTCATCAACTAAAATCTTGTAAACCCCAATTAAAGAAGCACCATCCACGCCAGCAATGTCATTCTGTAATTTATCATATAGCCTAGTACCTAGAATAATTTGTAGGTGCTTGTCTTGTGCTATTTTTAAAAAAGGTAGTAAAAAGGCAGTATCAACATTGTAGTTGATTGCCGTTGAACTCTTTAATTTATCTTCGTTTACGAATAATACTGCCATCTTATTTTTTATTTACAAATCCTCTGTTAGGCATATCTTTTGGCTTCATTGCCACCTCTTTCTCATTACGTACTCTGTAACCCTCTTTGTCAGCTTTGTTAGTTGATACTGTCGGTGCTAAAGGGCTTTTTGTGTCTATCTTAGTTAAAGACTTAAATGTTTTTCTTCTCCATTTGTGGTGGCATGAACCTCCCCCTTTATACTTCCATATTGAGTACGTATCTGCACCATTCAATCCCCAACCAGCATTAACTGACTTACTGCCCATTGATATAACATCCTCTTTACGATATAGCTTGTCAGCTGCTACCATCTTGCGACAAAACTCTCTGGAATTAGAACTTACTTTCTTAGGAAAGTATTCGTATCGGACTTTGTACATAAAGCCTCCAATAGTTGCATCTTGGTCGCTCTTTGAGTTTGGTCTTGCCACACCAGTAGATGCAAATTTATAGGCTTCTAATTCTTCATGTGTTTCAGCATCTACCTCTTCGATAACTTCCCACTCGTCAGCACTTAACTCTTCGCCCAAATCAATTAAAGCATTTGCGACAATGATGTCGTTCTTCTCATCCTCTTTAGAGTAGTTCTGACATTTGCATTTACCATCTTTACATTTCTTTTTTTTGCACTTAGCAAAATCATCCTCTTGGTAATCCTCTTCGTCTTGGTCGTTACCAGTTTCTTTTTCAATCTCGGCAGCATCTAAGCCCTCCGTTTCTACAAACTCAATCGGTTGCAATGTTTTGAAATATGTATCAAGTACAATACCATTAACAAGTAACACCTCGTTTATAGCGTCAAGAATCATATTTTGATATGGTCTAATAACTAAGTTATCCCACAACTGCGATGCAGTCTTTATCTCTTCGGCATTGTTTCCAAGTCCAGTGTTATCTTTAATACCAAATAAAATTGGGCTTGTAACTTTATGACCTATCAATATCTTTCGAGTTGCCTCTTCGCTTAAGAACTTGTATTGCTCACTTGCTTCTGAAATTGGTAAACTCTCAATCGTTGTTGCGTTTGACGTATCGTCATTAAATGATATAAGCCACTTTTTACCCTTTGCACCTTGTAACTTTTGAGTTACCTTACGCTCGATATGATTTTGCTCGTCTTCGGTAGGTTGCCCATTGTTAAAGTTAATCATCATTGTTGGCGCAAATCCGTTTTGGATATTCGTCAAGTGATATGTACCTATCTCTTCGTCAATCTCTGCCCATTGCAAAGCACCGGCATAGTCAACTGGGCTAAAGTAAAAATATCCAGCTGCGTATGGCTTAATAACCATTATTTGAGATTCTTCGCCTCTTGCACCAGTAAATGCCTCAATACGTCTTGGGCTATATCGCTCCTTTCTGTACTGCGACCAATCATCAGAATAGTAATAAGCTTTAATATCGCCCTCTTCAGCTTTCTCTGGTCTAAGGTTTTGCATTGGTATATGCTTCGCCTTTAGTATTTGCGTTCTTCCCTTATTCCATACTATGTTAAAAGCACCTTGTCCAAGTAGTTTTAAATCATGTGCAACACGCTTCAAATCATCAGCCTTAAATATAGACTTCATTTTAGCGTGGTCTAACGGCTTTTTGCTCTCGTTAGTACATGATAACCCCTCTCCGTAGATTTGGTCGCTTACAGATGAGATAATTGCGTTATTTACGGCACTACCATTGTATCTGTCTATCAAATATTCAAAGTAGTTGTTATCATCCCCATAAGAAACCCATTCTTTCGATGCTGATTCCTTTGCTTTAGGGGATTTCTCTGCTGCTAAATTTACTATTCTTAAACTCATATTTTTAGATATACGGAATTAGTTGGGTTTGCCTCTGCTTGTTTAACGTAGGTAACTTGACTATCGCCACCAACCCAAAACTTTCCAGTTTCTCTCTTTGCTATAACAGAAGCATCTGTGATGTCTGTATTTGTATCGCTCGTTTGCTCGTAAATATCGTAGCTAAAGAACGATGTTTCTTGATATACTACTCTGTCCTCTGCCACGTTATCAGTTGCGTAGAACGTAAAGCTAAATTTAGTGTTTCTTTCGTTAAAATAATCTTTTGTTAATACAACGCTTCTGCTTACATTAGTTTGTAAGTTGGTAGTATTAAGTAGAAAGTAATTAGAACGACCTACAACGTCATAATCCAACGGAACGTAAAGTTCTGCTGAGTAATCCACATCGCTTGTTACACTAAAGATATACATTATTCTTTTGTGTTTTCTTGTACTAATTGAACTGCCTCATCAGATGTCAATACTGCGTTGTTTGGATATGCTAATCCTTGACCTAAATCAAGCAAGTAAGAAACCTCTCCACTCAACCAACTTGCAGTAAATTCTAATATGTAAAAGTTTGAACCGTCTTTGGTGAATGTTAAAACTCTTCCGTATTGACGTTTGTTATCCTCACCCATTTCTGCGTAGGTTGTCGGTAGGAGTTGCACCAAAGCACCCTCTTCGTCAAACTCTGCTCTTCGGTAACGTGAAAACAAGTCTGGTATTTCAGAATTGTACGTTTCTTCGTTTAAACAAATGTATATATTTCCTATCATTTTCTTAGTTGTTATGTCCAGACTTTGTTGCGTTATAGTTTTGTTCTATTTGTGCTTCTGACAAATCTGTATTATATATTTTAACATCATCTATTTTATTGTCAAAAAACGTACTTGCAGCAAAGGTATATTGACCTATAGTAATATTATTATCACTATCATTTATAGAGCCAGTATGAGTACCAATTCCTTTTTGAATTATTTGATTTCCACTACCATCTAAATTATCAGGAATTATAGTATAAATTTTTGTGTTGTTAGACCCAGCATCTTTGTTGTAAGTACAAGCAACGTAAACCCATTTATCGCCTACAATTGCTGGACTTGATATTATTGCTAAACCGTCAGTAGTGTTTAAATAAAACCTTAACTTTCTATTACTTCCGTCAAATAATTGTGTAATAAGATAGTCAGTTTTATTTGGTTCCCACTTACCTACAATGCCTAAATCATTCTTATTACCCTCAAAATAAACCCAACAACCAATAGTTATAGCCGTTGTAGGGTTAATACTCGCATCATCCAAAACCTCTGCATATCCAGTACC